AATATTAACGCAACATCAAAGGTTTACTTATTGAATTTCCTTGCAGCTTCTTTAGCTTCAAGGGCTTGTCTCTTACGTTTTTTCTCCTTCACTTCTGAGGAATCGCTATCCCAAACCATTCCATCATATCCTTTGTCGAACACAGGATTGGACCCCTTATGCGACCCAACCATCATATTCACTCCTCGCATAGTCTCCTCACACAGTTTGTACCCCTGTCGTAGGCTCTGGCGCTACGCCAGCGGAAAGTGCTTGTCTCGCTGCAGCGGCTACAGCTTCCGGGTTAGCTCCTGCATCAAGTGCGCCTGACTCTTCCTGCGGCGGACCCTGCTGGTCTGGAGTCATTGCTGCCTGCTGATCCGCGACTAACTCATCCATTGCCTCTTGATGTGCCGCAATATGGCCTAACATTAAAGCCTGAAGTTTTGTATCAAGAGTTATAAACTCCTCACTCATAATGAATTTACGATGAACTTCAAAATGTATGGCGTGATTATCATAGTCAAATAATGGGTCATCGACCAGAATCTCCGGTGGTGCAGCCTCGTCTATGAGTATCTCGCCATCTTCATCTTCTACCTCTGCAGGAGCTGTCACATAAATCTTATCGTGCGCTCCCTGAATGATGTACGAATGCTCTCGCATGGCTCTTTTAACGTCGGCGTTGGCCTTAAATGTCAGGGCGCCCATACCTAACCGTTGCAGTAAATCCTGCTGCAGATCCGGATCTTGTGTTACATCACCAAAAAAATTCGTTTCATGTAACCTGATAATACTCTGCGTCCGGCCGGCATGCGTCGATGAAATACCCGACGCCAACTCCAACCGTACATCAGTATTATTTTTTAACTTCGAGCCCTTGAACGACATGATCTTGATGTCGGTGCCTTTGCCGGCGATCTTGATCAGTCGATTTTTCGTGCATAACTCTTTTGCATATACCAGACGTTTGCGATATACGCGCTTGAGACTACGGTAAAATCTCAGTATATCCGGGACATGCCCCTGCTCCGCAGCTTCTCGTAATATGTCGACCAGGATACCTGACGCATTTCCAGAGGGGGATTGACCTCGGAGGACATGCTTCGGATCGCCAGCCGCATCCTGCGCAACTGCCTGATGATTCTCACGCTCGTTTAAGATCTGGTTCGGCAGCGGCTTGCCTTGATAAATCTTCGGCGCTTGGCCCCCAGAGAGTAGTGCGTCGTACTCAATCGCCAGGAAGGAGTGTCCATCCTTGTTGAGCTTCTTCAGCTCCATATCCTTCGTGGTAATCAACGTCGGCCGGCCGAGGCCTTTACGGTTCATCTCCAACGCCTGGTCAATCTGGTTGATCGCATTCTGCGGCGATATCAAATCGTCTACACCTGATTCTGACCAGAATCTCCCGGGGACGTGGTGAAAATGGAAGTCAGTCAGCGTATAATCCCAGACATCCTGCTCCATTGGGACAGGAAGTCGCTTATAGTCCGCGATAACTTTCCCACCGGCATACAGCGCATAGCGTCCTTCAGGGTACTTCTTCGTCGGCTTGAACTCCAACTCATATAGCAAGCCAAAATCTTCGTCTTTCATCTCAGCCATCTGAGTAGTGAAGCCACTCCCCTTCCATGGCGATACAGTACCGACCAAGTTCATCAGCTTTCGCTGATAATTCACATCGTTGCTAATACCGTCAGATGTTAGTGATGTCTTGAACGTATCCTCGATCCACTCTCTGGATTGCAGAGATTTGACTCCGACGAACCGTTTATCTCTGAGGTTATCTCCAAGATGGTCCACAACTACGTTGAAAGGTATTACAGATCGTGTCTGCTCAAAAGCGTTATTGAGAATCGTTCCTGATTTGTTAAACGCCCATTGATCCCGAGGAAGATTCGGCAGCGTGCGAAGAAATCCTGTGCCGGCAATGACCATCCATATAGCCACCTTCTCTCGCTCATCGAGAAATGCATCGTCGTTCGCACTGTCAGCCCAGTTAAGGTACCGCTCACCTATGACGGCTGCGTCCTTGTCTCCAACATCATTTGAGTTTGGCCAAACACGTATGGCGTAGTCCTTATTCAATATCAAGGACTTCATAGACCGAACGTAATCTTTAATTATGTTCGATACCGGTGTTGGCATATTCGGCTGGTACCGGTACCGCCGCTGAAACACGCCGGACTCCGTAAGCCACTCAATCCACTGCTCCCCCATATAGTAGAGGATATTCCTGAACCATGTCCGCTCAAGAATTGTTCGGGCAGGGTCGAGGTTCGGGTTGAACACCGTAGTGAACAACTCCTCCAGTGTTGTCTCTTTATTTATTCCAGCGACTTGTGTCATATACTAAAATCTCCGGTATTAGTACTTAAGCCGCATGCGCTTGGCTTTCTTCGGATCGAACCCATGCTCGATGGCGTTTAATAATCTCTTCTGGGCCATAGCATTTCGCAGCGACGTGCCTTTAGATTTCACGCCGCCCAGGGTCTTAACTGAGTATTTACCTTTCTTTTTCTTGCGAATTTTTGCTGGCATATCACTCCTTAGACTACAGATACTCCACTTTGAGAATAGCCACCATCGTTCAGATCGACTTTCTCAAGCAAGTCGTCAATAGTCTTTGCCGGGTTATCCTTGACCGTTGCTGCGGCCGGTGAGAGAATAGTATCTTCGATCTGTGCGGTCTGATCATTGAGTATTGCATACTCGTGCGACGACTCGGTAAAGAGTCGATTCAATAACATGGCTTCCTTCACTCGATGCTCTTTACTGATTTGATCTCTATATGCGTTCCAGGTTTTCTCTCGGTACAAGAAGGTCAGTTCTCTGATGGCGAATATGGCCAACACCACACTTGCAATCACGTAAGTCTCTACCATTCCTCGTTCTCCATTGCTTGACGTTCCAATATTCGATCAAGTTCGCTCCATATACTCTGCTGCGATGCCGGGAGCGCCTCGCGCTTCGCTTTTTTCTCCGCCTCTCTCAGTCGTGCGTGGCCGGTCTGCTTCGGACTGCCACCAAGAAAGAAACTCGCCTGCAGCGTACAGCCCATGGCGATGACACAGTCGTCCATCTTACCATCTTCGTGGCCGACACCACCGAGTTCATACAATATAAATGTTGATGCCTCGTTTAATAGCAACGAACAAGGTACATCGCTCTCCGTCTCTTTAAGCCACTTCTTCAGATCTTCAGCCAGATCCTGTTTCGACTGCCGGCTCTCTGACCACCCTATCTGCTGGGTAACCTGCTTTCCAGCTTTCGCCGGCTGGATCTTCCGGTACAACTGAGCGTTCAATTTCATCAACTCTTTTGCCGTCGTCTGGCCGGCTCCGGTCCGCTCCGGACATATCAGCGCCGACGTCTTGCCATTCCTGTAATATACAGACAGCATGTAAAGCAGGACGGCCCACTCCGAGGCGTCGATCTTATTTGACCGCATACGACATACAATTGTATCCGTCAGCCGATCGATTACATACGCCACACTGTACGTCTGGCCAAGTCCCTCACTAATATCCGAACCTATCGCGTATCGCCGCTCCCACTCAGTGCCGTCCCAGTCATCCTGCAGATAGTATGGCCGTTCCCAGACCTCTACAATTCGACGACTCTCATCCGTGCCGGCATCAGCCTTAATGAAGTTTATCGAGCCATCCGCATCATTCTTCCGAAGTACTCCACGGAGTCCCTCACAGGTAGAGTTATGCCGCAGCAGCACTTTACCAAAATAGTTCCCGATAAGTGTCGACAGAGCTTCAGCCTCAGTCGTCGGATACTGCATGCTGAGACCGTCCGCATCCTGCCCAGCTCGTCGCTTCTGGTCGAGAAAATCATCTCCACGACCTGGTACACACTTCCAATCAAGAAAGATGTGCGTAAAATCATTTGTCCCGGACATTGCATTTGTATACATGTCCCGGGTCCAGCCCCATCCAGGTTTATCCTTGGATGGATTCGATATGACTATTGCTTGCCCTTCAGCGTGCTCCAGAGTCGGCTCGGCAGCTGACCAAATTTCTCTGCAGTACCGATTAAGCGCACTCTCATCCAGGACCAGTAGGCTGATGGTCTTGGATTGCCCAGCATCCGGTGTTGAAGGTATAGACTTGATAGTACTATTAAGACCAGTAACGCGTACATGCCCATGCTCATCTTTCCCCTCCTTACCAAAAAATAACTCCGTTGTCGTCCGCTTGCCAACATGTGGTTTTATCCAATGTGGGAGCCGGTCGAATATAAACTTGACTCTATCAAGAAACTCTACCGCCAAGTCCTCTTTCGCGGAGATAATGACGATGAACTCATGAAAATGGAAGATCGCTCGCCACACGACGTACGCCGCGGTTAACCATGTCAGACCAAGCTGCCTCGCCTTCAGGAGGATCAGATGCTTGATCGTAAGAAATAAGGGCGCTACTTCCCGCTGCCCTGGCCATAAATCAAATAGGATGGCTCTCTTTGATTTACGATCTTCTATATAGCAATACGTCGAGACGAAATAACTAAACTCGTCCGTACACCGCTTATATTCAAACGCCTGGCGCTCAAGCTCTTTTTGCTGCTGCGCCGCGGTGGGCTCAGACACTACGTTTATTCCATGGTTGGAAATTGAGTATAGCGTCCGTCAACATGTGAAATTCACCGTTGAATATTATCGCCCATACAACCTTGAACCAGTCGATAATCTTTTTCATGTTTACTCCTCACTCGCGTTCACAATTCGTGAACAGCGAATAAAAATAGTTTGCGCTTAGTTTTTAGTTGCCCGTAGCCTTCTTCAACTGCTCGCGTAACTGCTTCTCGCGGTCAATCAACTTGGCTTGAGCCGACCGCCAGTAGGGTGTATCTGGATTTTCAGCTAAATCTTTCTTTTTAAACATCAGATCCTGCAGTTTTTTCTTTAATCCTCTGAGTGATATACCTGCCATTAGCTTCAACCCTTTTTCTGTGATTATGTTGGTAGCGTCTCGTCGTGAGTACCCTCACCCACAGCGACACCAATTTGTTTCGCCTCAACCAATTCTGCCTCTACAACCTCGTCGGCTTTTTTCTGCTGCATGATCAGCTCTGCGAGCAGCTTCTCCGGAGATATCGAGTCGGGGATGAGATCCTTACCACCAGCCCCTGTAACCTCCAGCTTGTTCGTATGTGCCCACCGCGGGTTACCATCCTGGTCCGGCGAAAAGCGTGCCCTATTGTTCAGGAAATACTCGATGGCCCTATCACTTGGTGCGACGTGCTTCTTGACTCGCTTGGAGAGTACCATCGTATATCGGTCCTTCGAGGTCTTACTTTTTGGATTCGGCTTGGCCTCGTACGTATCTTCATTATAATCGTAGCCAGTTGCTCTTGAGACCAATGCCTTTTCGATCAGACCGGTATTACAGTAGTCCTGTCCTTCGACCACTGCCGCGTTGAACTCCGGGTAAGTGTGCAACCAGCTTTTAATGGTCTTCAAGTCGACCATGAATGCTCTGGAGAGCTCCGTAAGCTTCGAGCCGGCTTCCATCAGCACCCGGGCTATGTGCACGTACTCCGGCTTGAAAAGCGTCCTTTTGGCGGGAGTATGCTCACGCGGCGGCAATTCGTGCGCGACGATTTGCGAAGGCAGCTTACTCGAGTTTTTTCGCGTTCTGTTTATTCTATCGTCGATTCTTCGCATTGCTTAGTTATTTAACTCTCGACCAACCGGATAAAGGCGATTAATAGTGCGACCATAAGAATTATACTGAGGGTGCATGTAAGAGTCATAGTGCTACTTACGCCGTAGCTTGGCGCATCCGACACAACACAGTACGCCGTCTACTTTGTCAGCGCAGCCTCGATGTAGCGCCGCACTACAGTCTGGACATGTAACATATGTCTTGCCGAGTATCGCCCAACAGCCTTGGCAGATGACTTTTTCCTTTTTGGTCATGCGGTTTTCCTTTAATATTAGCTATAAGAAGCTCCACACTGGCAGCTACCTTCATACTGTAATGTAAAACCAGAGCAAGTACACTCTTTACGAGGTACGTCGTGCGCCGCTTCTGGGCATGTTTTTACTGTTGGCGCATGGGTTTTGTGGCAGTTTGGGCAGTACCATCCTTGCTGGAGTGGTATTACTGGCGGCGGGAAATTGAATACCTGCTCCATGTTATTGGGGCACTGCCTACAGGCAGCGGTGCCAGATAATGTTCAACAGCAAGAAAACATGATATCCCCTTTAATATTAGCTACTTACCTGAAACGACGCTTGGCGACTTTCCAGGATTTTTTGCTGGCGAAATATTTTCACTGAATATAATCATGAGGACTCCAAGTGCGGCGAAGGGAGCCCCCCCTACCTCTCATCCTCGCACGACGTGCGCCGTACCTTGTTACCTGGTAGCGTCGTCACCTGGTAGCGTCGTCACCTGGTAGCGTCGTCACCTGGTACAATACTTTGTACCCTGGAGCACAAAAAGTTGTACACTTCGGTTGTTCCTACAACGTGCGTTGTATGGGTTCACTTCGCTGCTTTGTTGCTATATACGGATAGAACGTTATTCTTCGTGCTTGGCACGCGGATTGCTTGATAGACTGTGAACCTTAACGCACAATCCAAAACTCAACGAGAGAGGTGCAACATGGATTTCTCAAAAGTAAAGAACTGGGATGATGCTTGCAATGTAAACATACCTTATAGCACATCTCAAAACTCAGCGGGTAATGAACTCGAAACTTTTCTGGCTGGTTGGGTCAATGCTGCTGATATGATCGATGAGGGAACACTTGATAAAAACGACGATACCGAAGTGTTAAGATGTGTATTCAGCGAATTTGACAACATGGGATATAAACGATAGCTTACAACCCAAAACTCAACAAGGAGCGTACACGATGAAATCAAAAACGGTTACCATTACACACCACACAAAAATAATTAACTTCTTCAAAGCTGACCATGACCTTCAACGGTTGACTGTCCATATTCCAGAGGATAGAGGCCCGGATTATTGGATGACGTTCTTCCGTAGTCAATTTAAAGGGGTATAAACTCCCACTAAGAGCCGGATAACTATCACTGTCAGGATTACCACGTGGCGGGAAGTCGTAGCCTGCAACGTGCTTGGCCATCATAGCCCGGTTTAGTACTTCACTGGAGAATACCCGCAATTCTTTTAAGGGGTTAGACACCTATTTAAGACGCACGTCGCTCCCAGTAGTGGCGTGCGTTTTTCTTTGCTTTTTGTACCTGAATGACGCGACACGTCATTCTCAGTTATTTCAGCTACTTACAAATTCAAATGACCATTTGAAAATGTCGTGCATCTCAGCGAGTTTCTGGGCTTTTTGGGCTCTGTACGCCGTTCTCCGGGCCTGCACTCATTACTATTATATAATAAAATATCTAATTTTATACGTTCTCATTTACTATGTATTAGTATAAATACCAGATTAAAAAGTATAAATATTTGAACAATCACATTGAAAAGTACAAAAACGAATTAAGTATACGCAATTAATGGGATTAATAGTAGTATTACCGAGAAACGAGTACAAAAAGTTGTACTTTACAGGATATTGCGAATTAACGCTAATAGATTATATCTTGAGTGATAACAACAAATTACATTTTATTTGACGGTTTGGCACATAGACTGCATAATATAAAAGCAAACACAAACACTTCACAAGGAGCTAAACCATGTTGGAATTATTATCCATCATCTCGAACCTCATTCAGAAAGGCGTTGACAAACGGCAGGCTATTAGATTATGTATAGATACCTTGCCGGATAAAGAGAAAACAATGGCTGCAGCTTATCTCCACAAACAATTAGCAGATAACTAATAAATGAACACTCGAAAGATACATACTTATTTTCTCAAAGGGATTCACGGCCGGAAATGGTACAGCCATACGCGAGTACACATAGAAAAGATTTTCGGCCCTGATACGGACGTATTTATTGAGATATTAGCAGCTACAAGTCCGAACACGTCTGTAAAAGCTAATGTTTCAAAAGCATTAAAAGCTTATAGGCAGTTCAAAGACAACGAAAAATTTTCCGGTCAATTGCCTATCGTGCTTAATATGCTTGAAATTATACGACTAAATCACTTTATAGGCCAAGAAAAACCTTTTGGCGGCCCTAAAGTGCAAGCGTTTTCAAAAGCGCTTAAAGGGGATTTATCACAAGTGGTTGTCGATACTTGGATGTTGAGGGCTTTTGACGTTCCAAATGCTACACCATTACGTATTCAGACTATTACAGAGTTTATCACAAAGAAAGCTAAGCGTTTTGGAATGCGCCCGGCTGAAGTACAAGCAGCTATATGGTGCGGAATAAAATTGTCTCAAAAGAGAAAACAGTTAAATAACATTGAGCCGTTCGAATCGTTTTTGCCGTTCGAAATCTAACAGGGAGAAAAACCATGCGAAACCAAGAAAAACCGATTATCATTTTTTCCGTCAACGAGTCCAGTCTTTCAGACTCCACTAATAGGGATCGACATGAAGCATACGCTTTAAGCTTCAAGTCAATCGGGCTGCAATTTAAAAGCTTACTCGGTTGTTATAAAGGAGACTGCGAAGAAAGCTTTCTTGTCATCGACACTCCTGAAAACCGGGCTTTTGTAACCGAGATCGCAAGACGCCATAACCAGCAAAGCATACTTTTTGCTGACGAAAATCGTATTGCCGAGTTATTGTACTTAAACATTAATTCCAGGCAACCAGTCGGGAAACTTATCCCTGCAGCAAAAGCGCATGCATTAGAGCAAGATAACTGGACATTTGATCCTGAAACGGAGATATTTTACACGACGGTTTAATTGAGGAACGCCCGAGCCGGGCAGGAGCGTGACGCCATGCAACTGCAGGTTTAAAAGCCGCTTCTGGGATATCGGTAATAGCTGGTATCTCAGGACAGGAGATTAAACCCTCAACAAAGGAGTGCAAACCGTGACGAAAAAATTCTTTGTATCACAACTGGAGCTACTCCAGACAAGTGAGCCTGTAGAGTGTAACACGAATAATAGCTGGGGTTTCGGCGGAGGTATTTACAGGCTGTATACAGTAGGCGACTTTAAAATTAAGTTAGGTAAAGCCTGTTACCGTCACGCGAAAGACTCCGCATTTATAACTGTTACCATTCACGGCAAAAGAATTATTGACGCAACACCCCGATCAACAGTATTTGAAAAAATAATCTTATTACTCCAAGAGGGCTAAACCATGACGGTAAAAGAGTGGCAAAAAGAGATAGCTTTACTACCGGAAAAAGAGCGTAAAGCGTACCTCAACGCCCTGAAAGAACTGCAGCGGTGGGCTAAATTTGATGCTGAATATAGTCGGACAGGATTAAACACGCTTCAATACCTGTTAGGGGAGGTGATTAGAACGGGACGTTCAGTGTCACACGCAACCGGGAGCACGTCAAAAGGGATTTGCGTAAATGATAGACGTAAACCCGTAAATTGCTTTGACTGCCCTCATGTCAAACGCGATGATCGCCCTTTCGTGGATCGCCGTTTTTATTGTGGGTTAAAACCAAAAGAGAAAAGACGTTTCACAACTATTTATGATTGTGTGCGCATACCAGATGAATGTCCAGAATGGGGAGTGTAACCATGAAGGAACTATTTACAGTTTATCAATGCATCGACCCAGAAGAGTCCATGAATTCTACAGCGTTTTGGCATTGGCTGAAGACGCAGAACAGAGACGATATCGACATTTTCACGTCAACACTTGAGGATTATCTGCCCAGGGATTTCAGACTTAAAACGCACTACATTAGCGCAATACAGTTGAGGTACCATAAACATGTTTTCGACCACTTTCATCGGAGTGAATTTGGAGATCAGAAAAATGAAGTGGTATGATTATGCAGTATTACAAAACGAACGTATCTCAAGTAGGCTGTGGTGTCACATTTACAGTAACCGATACCACGGCCCCTCAACACTCGTTTACGTTTACAAGGCGTCATGCCCTTCACTTTTAACGGGAGACTAAACCATGCCAAAGCATACACCGGGACCATGGAAAATTAGAAAGTCGTCATGCGAGACGGCGATCACCGCACGACGACCTGCGCAGCCATACGCCTATACCTTAGCTGAGACGTTCGGGCTTAAAGAAGAACGGGAAGCAAACGCCAAGCTGATCGCAGCCGCGCCGTAATTGTTAGAAGCGCTGCAAGTTTGCCGGGATACATTAACTGACATATTTAAAAACTCTAAGCGCGCTGCGATCATACGGGCAGACGCAGCAATCCAAAAAGCAACAGGAGACTAAACCATGCGACGTAGAATCGTTATGTGCGTTGGAACTTGGCCCGAGGATGATCACAGTGACTTTGAGGTATTCGACGTGCGAAGCGGAGAGTCCGACGAAGATGCAATTAAAAGAGCAGAGAAAGCGTACAGCGACAAAGATAACTTTTACATTAAAGAGATATAAAACCATGCCCGATCAAAACTACATGACCACAGAGGAAGCATTCGAAATAGTAATGGACCTCGCGGAAGGCAATAAGATCGACGAGCGAGATGCCGCGAACGAGCCTGACCTGCAAGAAGTCCTTAACCAACAGCAAATAGCCCTCAATACGGCGCACGATTACATTCTAAACAACATTCTACGTTAAGAGGTACCAAATGCCACGCAAAGATAAAAACCCGCCACACGTCGTACCAGGACCGGTACAAGCAAACTTCGACATCAACGGAGTTAAGTTCTACCTCATGCGAAGAGGTCCGATGTCAGAAGATCTTGCTGACGATCTTATGCATTGGGCAAATAGAGTATTCACCATAGAAACCAGTCGGAAATGGTCAGCCTACTACCCTTACCGAGTAGCGGACAGCATCATTGAGATTCTCAACGATGACCGATTCATTATTTTCGACTGCGAGATCTGCGGCGAACGTAGTATCATGTCCGAACTCACGGAGGACGAACGCGAACTCTTCCCAAGACCAAACGAGCCGAATGTCGAAGAACTTACTATCTCAAACGAACAAATCTGCGCTGATTGTCAAGCAGCCAGAGAACTATAAACCAGGTACCACAAATGGACCTAAAAAGGAGCGAAAATAAAAGTGCTGACACGACGACACGCACCGAACCCCCATTTGAGTTTCAAAACTATATATATAAATATACATAATACATATACACATACCATATACACCATATATATATATATATCTAATAATTAGTATAAAGTTAGTGTCAGTTGGTGTCAACCAATATAAAAAGGTGGTTTAACTGGAAAAATAGCGTCACAAAGGTTTGTGATGACTTCGCACCAGGTCGTGTTTGGATGATTTAACACAGCACTTATGCACACCAGCCCGAAGCACGAAGCAATTTTTAGCTTGACTTTTAATTTTAAATAAGTTTATTTATAGACTCGAAAATGCTTCATGCTTCATTGAAAGTGCTAAACGACATGTGACATTGACATTTTGGGACTTACAGCGTAATTTTGAATGCCTAACAAAAAAGCTATATTTAGAGGAAAAGCATATGCGGAAAAGGCAGATTGAGGCACTCGAAAACAAGTTGATTTTCTGGGATAATAAAATCCAACTTCACCTCAGCCGATTAGTTGCAGCGTGCAATTCACGGAGCGAAGTGCGGCGCAGCCTCGATAGTGTGGACGAGTCTGGGATAATCAAGCCAAACTGGCATCCGGCAGATTTGGTATCGCCCAAGCCTGGAGATCGTATCACTCCACGCCTTGTTGCGGCGCACGACGCACGACGTGGCCCATTCAAGAGTGATATCACAGCTTTGCAGGATATCCAAAGCTACTTCGCGGCCAATATGCCGGACATCACTAAGGCGGAAAAACATCTTATAAAGGTATGGCTTAGCGAGAATCATTATCCGCTGCCGCAGCAGCAGTATCGGGTGCCGGTCACGTCCTCGGCATCGGACGATCTGAATGTGAAGCTGCCAACCAGGCAGATCAGATTGAAGTGCATCCGCAACCCTGATCGTTGGGCAGCGGCAACCAGTAAGGATGTGGTCAACGCATATATTAATAAAGTATCAGCGGAGGTTTAACATGTGCCATTTCGTAAGTTGGATAGAACATAAGGGGAAAATCTACTATTTAAACGACGACTGCCTGGCCGACAGGCGCGGCAAGGAACTGCGAAAGTATGAGACTAACCCGGAAGAGTGGCGAGGCCACGGCAGTATTTTATGGTACTATGGTTTGAAGGTGTCTGCGACTATCCAGCATGAGTGCGAGGACTTTTCCAATCCTGCGAACTTTCCATCGGAGATCGTAGCTGATATAAAAGCTGGCAAGTTCAGATCCTTTGGTGTCGCTGCTGGTATACTTATATCTTCTGCGAGGGCGGAGTACGAGAAGATCAACCAGTCTGCGAGGGCGGAGTACGAGAAGATCAACCAGTCTGCGTGGGCGGAGTACGATAAGATCAGCCAGCCTGCG